CCGGGAGAGCTGTGGAAATAGAGGACACAAGAGAACCCGCAGCATTGAGGAATCCAGGAAGCACATCGCTCATGAGAACTGGCAGTTTCTCTCCGATTACAGGAGCCAAGTTTGCAACGACCTCCCCGATGCCTGTGAGCGCTTGCTCCGCAACCGGAAGAATGTTTCGAAATGTGGTCTCAGCGGAAGTCGTCAAGGCATCAAAGTAGACAGAAAGGTCAGCGTTCTTGTCTCCAAAAGCGGTAATTAGATTGCTCCATGCCGCTTTTGTCATCATCCAGGAGCCAGTAATTGTAGTTGCAGCTTCTCTTGCTGTTGTCCCTGCAATGTTTTGCTTCTGCTGAATCAGGTCGATTGCCTCGACAATGTCCCCAAAATTTTTGATAGAAAGATTTCCAGCCTGGCCGATCGATTTTGCGTACGCGTTCGCGTCTGCGACCAGGCGCTGCATCTCGCTTTGCGTACCGCCATATCCGAGCTTGAGGTTATCAAGCATAGTGTAATTCTGCTTTGCAAAGCCCTGAAAAGCGTTTTGCACATTTGCGATATCGCCGCCGAAAGTATTGAAGTTGTCAGATATGGCCTGCATCGCCTTATCAGCCTGGCTCGCCGCCCTCGCCGTGTCTCCTCCGTATGACTGGATTAAAGCAGCGGCAAAGGAGGTCGACTGCGCCATGTACTGATTTGCGGACATGCCTGCGCTCATATACGCGTTCTGCGCGTAAGTCATCATCTGATCTGATGCATCGCCGAACAGCTTTTGAACGCCTCCGGCAAGCTGCTCGTAATCTGCATAACCTCTGACTGCAGATGTGGTAAGTGTTGCAACGGCCCCCGCACCTGCAGCAAGAGCTGCCCCGGTTACCTTTGCAAATGTTCCTATTATGCCGCCTGCTGCGCCAATAAAGCGTGAGGCAAAGGTTTTTCCTCCGCTTGCGCCGTTATCGCCAAGCCCCTTTGCAATTCTCGATGCTATGCCGTCTGTTGTTGGGATAATCTGCACATAGGCTTCAGCAATTTGTCCTGCCATTTCTATTCTCCAATCATCTTTTGCCTTGCCGCGAAAAACTCCTCCGGCGTCGCATAGCTGACAACTTCAGATTTCGTGGTGGTTTCCTCAGTGAGTTTTTGAAAAATTGAGTCCGGTCTGTTTGTGCCCTTGGCTCCATCTGTTGACTGAAGCCAAGCAATCTGGCTGAGCTTATCAATGGCGAGACACAGAAGCATATCGCGCAAGCTGATCCGACTTTGATTCTTCTTTCGCATGACCCTGCTTTCTGCTGATAAGCCACAAGCGAGAGTTGCCAGTGTTCGCACCGGCAGCTCTCGCATGTTGAAAATATGATATGTCTCGGCCATGTCACAGACCAGCTCATCCTCATAGAGAGCCAGCATGGCGGCAAGGGCGATTATTTTTTTTCGGGATCCCTCAAGCCGTCGAAGATCTCTTCGACCTCCGTTTCGACCTTTGTCATCCTGACGCGCCCGTTTTCGTCGCGGCAGTGATCATAGAGAGCCCTCTTCTGATCGGGCGTCATCATTCGGTTAAGCATCTCGGGGATCCGGTCTGCCTTTCCTTTATCGACGTCGACGATGCATTCAAAGAGCTCCATGTCGTCGAGGACGGCTTTGTCGATATCGATCTCAAAGCCGCTTTTTGTGACAATCTGACTCATGCAGTGCCTCCCTGGTTGTTCGCAGCGGCGTTCGCAGCGGCGTTCGCAGCGGCGTTCGCAGCGGCGTTCGCATCTGCGGCTGTGGTCGTGGCTTTTTTGATGTACTCGCGGTGTGTATCGCCCTCAATGGCTGTCGAGGGTGCCGCGTTGATCGTGGTCTGATAGCCGGTGACGTTGTCATCTTTGTAGTTAATCTCCGCGACCTCTTTGACAGAGCCCTCCGGGATTACGACACGCTTCAACGCATCGTTAAGGATGAGTTCAAAAACCCAAACCAAAGGCGGCTGGGGTTTGCTGTTTGCTCGTACCGTAATGCCATCTTCAAGCGTGCCCGAAACGTTTTCATCTCCATAAACAGTTTTCAGTACATGGACATTCAGCGTTTCGATCAGAGTCGTCTTGAAGCGATCAGGCTTTGCAGTCTGCGGCGTTGCGACCACATCACCACCCCAGGCCTTGATTTCACTGGTTTCTGCCGTGTTCTCGTTGGTCAGGCCTTCTTCTGAGGCATAGCCCAGGCACTTGAATGCATTGCTGAGTGCACTGACTGCATCAGTGGGAAGCGCGGTCCCCTTGGGAGCTACAAAAATTGCGCCGCCGATTTTCGGTTTACCGGTGCTGACATTGGAAACATCGTTCATTATTCCTTTTACACCTCCAGATAGGTAATTCTGAATATCGCCTGATAGCGATACTGTTTCGATTTCGGATCCGTGAAGTTATAGTCGGTGTCGAGCTTGCAGCGGCTGATTCGCGGATCCATAATCAGATTCGCCATTGTGGCCTTGACGCTCTCATTGAGGAGCGCGGCCTCATACAGTGAGCAGGCGCAGGACTTAACTGCAATGGAATCCGTGTGAAGGTGGTTATAGGCACTGCTTCCGGTTTTCTCTACAACAACATACTGCTCCGGCTTCGGATCCTCGGGGACCTCCAGTACGCAGGGAACGAGAAGCTCGGAATTAAGGTAATCCGCAACAAGTTTCTCAATCATCGTAGTGCTGCCCCCTCACCTTTTCGAGAGTGTTGTTGTGGTAGTTATCCCGACGCGCTGCAGCACTACTCGGATATACAACCGCAATATTGCGCGTTCCAAGATTGACCTGGCGCACAGCATATCCCGGTCCGGCTCTTTCCGCCATCTGCTGTGCGATCCCCATACAGACGCCTGCGCCGCCACCTTTCAGCAGCATTGAGCGAACGGCTGAGCCGTTAAGCTTCACTTTGATTTTCGGCACAGCTTTCCACCTTCACTTTCATGTTCCAATTCAAGGGAAGCAGTTCATCAATTCCCCGCGTCGGCTTACCGATCACGCGCCAGGTCTCGCCGAAGAATTTGACCCTCTTCCCTTCCCAGATATGGGTATCCGTTTTCGGAATCCCCAGCTGATACTTCGCCCTCCGCCCCGTCAGATTGAGCGTGTCGAGGATCTCCTCATCACTCAAAGGTGCCACGAGGACATTTTCGACGTCGACCGGTGTTTCCGTATAGATCGGTCGGTTAAAACCGTCAATGCCGGTCTGCGTGCGTTCAAGGAGCTGAACTGTTATTCCCTTGAGCATCATACAGATTGATCACTCCTATCTGCTGGCGGCGCAGGCCAAGCCGAGCCAGCTCCGAACGCTTGATGAACAGTCCGCCGCCTGGGACAAGATAGGTCCCGCTCACAGAGTAGCCGAGGCCGGACTGCGTCATCTGGGTCATCGGTGTTTCGTCGGTCGGCGTCATCAGCGTGCGAGCTACGACGTCGACGGTCACAGACTTTGCGACAGAGGCCAGCTCGGGGGTCTCCTCGATCATCTGATCGAGATCCTTTCCCACCTTGATAGCCTCCATGCGCAAGCTGTCCGAGACCAGCGGAAGCAGGACCTCAGCCCGCTCCCGCTCCCCCGGTGAGAGCTGACGCCACAAGGCGATCAGGTCTGACACTGTCGCGAAGTCGCTCATGTCTTATCAGCTCCCGAGTTTCCGTCCTGAGCTTTTTCGCCCTTCGGCTGCTTCGGTTCCTTCGGCTGCTTCGGCGCTTTACTCTCCTTAACGGGCTTCCAGTCGCCCCCGGAGATTACTCCGTGGGTCTCAATGATGTTGCCGGTTTTTGTGTTGATGTACTTCATGTCGGCACCTCGATTATGCCGTGGCCTTGATCCACGCGAAGGCGCTGGCATCGAGGATGCCCCAGCCGATATACATCTCGCCGCGGAGATAAATCTGGTTGTGGCCCTTCAGATCGCCGAGCGTGGCGTCGTTGTCCGGGTTGCCGTAACGGATGATCTCGATGGGGATCTCCTTGGCATAGCCCCACTTGAACATATTGGCAAAGTCGCCGACGAGCGCGCGGTCGAGGCTGTTGTTGGCGCTGACGGTGGAGTTGACGTCCACTTTCAGGCCGTTGACGTTGCCGGGGTTCCTGCCCCAGGCGAGATCTGGATAAAGACGGTGTCCATCCTGCCCGATCAGCGAGGCGAGCTCGCTGCGGAAGACCGGCGCAAAAGCAGCGCCGGTGACATCGCGATCGCTGCCTTCAATCAGCGCAATCGCGGCATCCATCTCAGTATCCGCGTTGGTGTTGGCAGACTTGGTCACGATCTGCGTTACCTTGCTGTCGAAGTGGTTGGTGCCGATAACCGCGGATGCGGTGCCCGTACGGGGATTGATGCCGTGCATGCCCATCAGGTCAAGGCCGCGGGCGGACTTGCGGGCGAAGCCCTCGGCAAACGCCGTAAGATAGTCCAGCTGTACGGACTCGCTGGCATACATGAATTCCTCAGAGATGCGGGCGCCATACTCGATCTTGATCGGAACGATCGTCACCGGATCGATCGTAACGCCACCCTTGGACTTGGCACCGTTTTCCGCGACAACGTCGACTTCCTTGTCGAGAGAGAAGGTAAATTCCTTCTGGCCGTTGAACGGAATCGGAGATGCTGCGCAGAGCGCAGCCAGGGACGAGTGACCCTTGACCTTGTTGATCATGTCGGTGACAAGCTCTTCTGGGAAGAGGTTGCCTTTGCTGAGAACATCGGACATTTTTTATTCCTCCTTGATTTTGTTGAGCAGCCCCTTGAGAGCTGCGGTTTTGGGATCCGGTGCCGGCCCCTCGGGATCGCGAAGCGGCGGCGGGTCCTGCTTATTGTGGCCAATCAGCTTGACCAGAGCTTCGGCGTCCTTCTTGAAATCTTCTTCCGTCTCGCCGGCGAGTCGGGAGGCCATCTCGTAAGGAAGCCCGGCGGCAAGGGCAGCTCTCGTTTTTGCCGAGTCGGTCTCGTAGCCCTTGACCTTAGAGCTCAGCGTCGCGATCATCTTATCGCGCTCCGCAAGCTGTCCCTGCGCTGTGCCAAGATCCTTCTTGATCTGGTCATAGTCGGCATAGGGCTTGATCGCGGTCTCCCGCTCTCTGCGAAGCCTGTCCGCGATCGCGGCATTGAACTCCTCCTGCGTGTTGATGGGTTTGAACTCATCTGCCATAAGAATCTCCTTCCCTCTTTCGCCCGAGGTATGGGCATAAAATAAGCCGCCATAATAGCGGCCAATTAAAAAGGACGGGCCGCTTGTTTGAGAGCGATCCGTCCTTAATAATTCACTTTTTGCGTGTGGACTTTTTCCTTGAACTCTTCGGCCGCCCAGATTGCGAGGATCGCGCTGTCCATCAGCGAGATATCGGCGCCGTCCAGGATCGATCTGAAGCCAAAGCCGCCGTTGCTGCCGATCGCACGGTGCTCGCAGTTTTCCACAACCTGTGAAAGCGCCGGTTGCCCCATGTGGCAGATCCGGCCGGCGAATACCGACGCCTCAAAGAAGGCGTTGGCCGCGATTACCTCCTTGACTGTTGGCAGATAAGGCCGCTGGATCTTTGCGTCGTGCATTTCATCCGAGAGCAGCTGCTGACCGTTGGCACCGTCTACAATGATCCGCTTCGCGTGCCCGGCAACAGATTTCAGGAAAGCGATAATCCAGTCGTTTCCCGCCTTTGTCTCGCGGCGGTCTATGACCTCGGTGAAAATGCGGTCGTCCTCTGTGCGGATCGCGATAGCCAAACTGACGCTGGCCGCGTCGTGGTTGTATTTGATCCCGACATACATTCTCCCCTTCAGCACCGGGAGAGCCAGCTCCTTGAGCGAGCTCCACTCCTCATGCGTGATCGCGGATTTCTGATTGTACTGGATCCATCGGCCAAGGCGCTGTATGTTGAAGTCCGTCCGGTCGCTGCCGATTTCATCCGTGATTGCCCGCTCGGTGAGGCCCTGCCCCAGGGAGGGGTTTGTCTCATACCAGGCTTCTTTATCACGCGGATCGGTGTCGTGCTCGACGCTCCATTCCGCCCAGCCGGCGTTTTCCTTCTTGCCGGTGAGCACATCCTCACGGAATTTCACAAATACGGTGCCGGATGAGACTGCTGTCGGCGGCGTGCCGAGAAAAACAGTCTGCGGGTTTTTCGAGTCCGTCACGACGTATTTCAGGGCGCTTTCCTGGTCGTCCTTGTACTCTTGTGCCTCGTCTATGACCAGCAGGTCAAAGCCTTCACCGAGGCCGCCTGTGGTCGTCCTTGTGCGGAATTCGACGATGCCGCCGCCTTCAACCTCGATATGCTCTTTGCCGAAGGCCTTGTATGACGAAACGACCCTCAATCCGGCCTTATTGGTCAGATCGAGAAGTCGCTCCCAGGCATTGTGTGAAGTTGTCGTTCTGTGGGCGGTGTGCAGGATCCTCTCGCCGTTCTTCAGGCCCCAGAGCTCGCGCATTGTGACGATTTCAGTTTTGCCGTTCCGGCGGGGTACCTCATAGCCGAATTTGCTGTCCTTCCACAGTCCGCCGGCTGTGACGGCCATAACATCCTTGAGCAGCAGT